TGAAACAGTCACCGAGACTGAAGATCTACTTCCTGTTGTAGAGCAAGTGATGGAAGAAGATAAAGAGTTGCTCGCCAAACTTGCTGACGGTGAGACGTTGAACCCATCAGATCGTAAGAAACTCAAAGATCTTGAATGGCTCATCGATAAAAAAAGATCTTGACATTTGTGAATTACTGAGATAATATGAGGTATAGTTAATTATGGAGTATAATATGACTGATATTGTAAAAGAACTTGAAAACCGTGTTGTTGAAATTACCTTCGACAAACTTGATGGCACAGAGCGTGTCATGAATGCCACTTTACAGGAAACCGTTGTTCCTGAAACTAAAGGCGGTAAAACAAAAGCATCAGAGACCAACTTGGTCGTTTTTGATGTCGATAAGCAAGGTTGGCGCACAATCGTTGTAGATCGCATCAAAAAAGTTGCATAATCTTCTTGACATTTTGAAACCTATGATATATACTGGTAGTATGATTATAGGAGAAGTCCATTATGGCAAAAGAACCAAAACCGTTCGAGCGGAGGAAATCCCGCAAGCGTCGTAAACCTATGACGCCCGAACAAAAAGCAGCAGCAGTCGAGAGGTTAGCTAAAGCGCGAGCCGCTCGTGCTGCTGCCAATCCTTCCCAACCTAAAAATGTCTGTGAGAAAGTTCTTCAGTTAGATGATGAACACCATCTCTCATTCAATAAGGTAAAGAGTTGGATTAAGACCAATCAAGAGAAACTAAAAGATGCTCGTGCTGAAGACCGCCGTGGTGTCAAAGGTGCTCATGCTGAGGTGAAGAGCCTCGAAGCATACATCCGCAATATGAATAAGTATCTTCGGGATGGTGATTGGTGTGATAATTTTTATGGTGAAGACATGGATATGAAAATTAAGTGGCGTTGTCTCGCCCTAGCTTATGATGAGCATGGTGAGCCCAAACGTCAACATGGTGTCTTCTACCCAGACCTCGGTTATCGCTGGGGTTATGAACCAGAGGAGGATGAGGTATGATTGTTATTGATTACAACCAGACTTTCATTTCTAACTTTATGGCAGAGACTCGTGGGCGTCCAGGAGTCGAAATGAATGTCGACCTGCTACGACATATGATATTGAACCAGATTCGCAGCTACCGTAATCGGTTTGGCAGTGAATGGGGTGAAATTGTAATTGCTTGCGACAATCGTCATTACTGGCGGCGCGAGGTCTATCCTTATTACAAGGCTGCTCGTAAGAAAGCACGTGATGCCAGTGGACATGATTGGTCGTCTATCTTTGATGCTCTACATCAAATCAGAAATGAGTTGGATGAGTTTATGCCTTACCCAGTCATTGATGTCGAGGGTGCTGAGGCGGATGACGTGATTGGTGCACTCGCTGAATATAGTCAGACATCTGCTGAACAGGGATTGTTTGGTGGGATGCCTGAGAAGTTTTTGATTGTCTCGGGAGACCATGATTTCCAACAGTTACAGAAGTGGGATAATGTCGCTCAATATTCACCAATGAAGAAGAAAATGGTGAAATTGACAGACTCTCCACAAGAAGTATTGATGGAGCATATTATCAGTGGTGATAAGGGCGATGGTGTTCCTAACATCCTAAGTGCTGATGACACGTTTGTTACAGATGGTAAGCGACAGAAACCCATTCGCAAGAACCTACTTTCAGAGTGGAAGAAACAAAAGCCAGAAGATTTCATTACAAGTGAGATGGCATCTGGATACAATCGTAACAAACAGCTTGTTGATTTGTCAATGACTCCGCAAGAGATCAAAGACTCTGTTATAAGTAGTTATGAGAAGCAAAAAGGTAAGAGCCGTGCCCAATTGCTGAATTATTTTGTAAAATATCGGTTGAGAAATATGATGGAAGTCGCGGAGGACTTTTAATGAACAATCCATTTGAAGAATATGATGAAACACGTTGCAAAAACCTTTCGTCTGAGCAGTATGTCGTGTATGAGTGGCAGGACAAAAAACTGATGAAGAAAACTTACACTCGTAAATACATTCCTGAATCTAAGAATGGTTATGTAGATAATTATCATAGTGAGAGCGTATAATGGCAAGAAAGTTTAGACAAGCAAACGAAGGCTTCGATTATGTCTTCGAAGCAAAGAGTAAAGATGAGCAGATTGCTCGCTTGAAAGAGTGGGCTTCTATCAATCAAACTGTTGTGCCATTGGTTCGTATCGGTGTCGGTGCTGAGAAAGTTGAGTGGGGTCTGCCTGAAGGTATGCCCGAAACTGTGAAAATCGATAAAGATATTCCTGATGGCATGGGTGATGCATCTATTCAGATGGAGTGGCGTCGCATTCAAACATTCCTCGATCCTAATGGCAACCTCAGAAATCTGCCAACATGGAAGCAGGAAATGAACTGGGTTCAAATCCTAGAAGGTTTGCATCATAAGGAAGCTGCAATTCTGACTGCTGTGAAAGATGGCACTTTGCTGAAGATGTATCCGAAACTCGAGAAACTGTTGAAGGATCTCGGTATCGAGGAATATAACAAGCCAGTTAAGAAGACACGGAAGAAAAAGGCAACTACTAAGTAGGTCTGTAGGGATCGTAAAAGCGACCCCATTGCCAATCTTCTGGTAATTCCTCAGTTGCGTTAATCAGATGATTTTTGCCGTTTGGCTCGACACACCATTTCTTTTTAGGTCGTTCAAATGCTTTCTGACGAATCTTCGCAATAGTCTCTGATGAGTGTCTCCTACCATACATAGGATTAAACTCGCCGCGCCTCGTCCCAGTCATGGTCTCACTGATCTTATTTTTATGAGTTTCAGTGAGACCATTTTTATGTGGATGTTTATCACCCAACTTCGCTTGACGGATGCGCTCTCTGCCTTCTGGTGTATGCCAACCTGTCCTGTCGCGACATCTATCAACGATCGGTAAATCGATTTTATTTTGTGTGATGACATAGTCTCGAACAGCTTCTACTGTTGAGAACTTGATCAGCATCTCGCGTGGTTTAGGAACTTCTTGTAATGACTTTTCATCAACAATCCAGTATTCATCGCGAGTTTTAAAAGCAAAAAAACGGGATGCTCTAGTGTTTACCATTATAAATCTCAAAAAAAAATGTTAAGTCATTGATATGTAACGTATTTATATGTCGTTTTTTACTTGACATTTTCGTAATTATATGCCATAATAAGGTATAACTTGAGAAAGGAACTTGTTATGTTTAATGCAGATATTACTATTAATTTCGAAGACGGCTCTACTGGAGCAAAAGTCATTTCTGCCGCTTCTTTAGAGCAGGTCATGGATGACGCTATGCATTTCATTCGCCGTCGTGTCCTTGAAGGTCGCGAGTTGAAAAATAATGTTGTCAAGCATAGCGTGAAAGGTTATGAGAATGCGTAGTTTTTATACCGACTTAGAAAAAGCAGTAATGGATACAGTTTGTATCAATTACAACACCGATAGTAGCAAAGTCCTCGATGCTATAGTTGAACAGTTCGGTGATAGTGGTATGATCGAGGATATTGTCCGTATGGCAGAAGAAATGTTAAAGGAAATTAATGATGACTTATATGAATGGTTTGAAGACGAAGTATATACTCACTGATATTGACGGTGTGGTTCTAGACTGGGAAGAGAGTTTCGTAGTCTGGATGGAGCATATGGGTCATACTCTTGCAGATGGCTATCAATATAAGTATGGTGTAGATAAGCGGTTCGGTATTACTAAACCAGTATCTGACCAGCTTGTTCGGCAGTTTAATGCATCTGCTGCTATCGGCTTCCTGCCGCCTATGCGGGATGCGCAGTATTACGTCAAGCTGCTACATGAGAAGCATAAGTATAAGTTCATCGCTGTGACAAGCCTGTCGCTCGATCCGTATGCTCAGAAACTACGGAAGCGGAACTTGGCTAAGTTGTTCGGTAAGAATACATTCGAAGATGTTATCTGCCTTGACACTGGTGCTGATAAAGATGAGGTCTTAATCAATCTACTTGATAAATATCAGGGTTGTTATTGGATCGAGGATAAAGTGGTGAATGCTCAATTGGGAGCAGATGTCGGATATGATGCTATCTTAATGGAGCATGGTCATAGTTTGAAGGCTAAAGGTGACTTCAAAGTGGTCAAGAACTGGGAAGGTATTTACAATGAGATCGTGGGAAAATGAGTTTTTAGATTTCTGTAAGGGTATGTGGTTCGACAATATCGTTGAACGCAGTGACTGGCAGGAAGATCCACTTGAGTTCGATCGATATATCGATATAAATAAAAAGTGGTTGAAACAACAACACGCTGAATATAAAATCAACAAAATGCGGAGATTAGGCGAATGGATGTAATTACTCACACGATTGTAGCAATGGTATCACTTGCGATTGCATATTATATTGGATATCGCCGTGGCGAACGACATGGTGCACAAGTTGGTATGGCTGCAATGATTGGTTGGATCCAGGAAAAGATCGGCATTATCGAATGGCGCGTATGGGAGAAAGAACTTGAGGAAGCTGCTGCTAACGATGCTGCTGACGAGTAGTCTACTCGCATGCGCTACAAAGGAAGTAGATGTGGACGTGCCTCCTGTCACGCCTGCACCTACACATGATGTCGAGGTAAACGAACTACCAACTAAAGTCGGTGAAACTCGTGTGGAAAAACGCAAGTCTGCTCGCTTTATTTTTGATTTGATATTTGGAGGTGTGAAGAAGTGACTGTAATACCATCTACTAAAATGGAACGCTGGGAGATGTGGGCTGATATGATTCGATCTGATCAGATGACCCATGAACAAGTGCATCAATTCCTAGCTAAACACAGCGATTTTGCTGCTTGGTATTTAAACGAAAAAATTGGAGATGAATATGTTAGTGCGACTGATTGAACAGCCGCCACAGAAACTTTATAAGAGTTTCGGTGAGTGGCAACGTGTGCATTCAGACTGGAAAACTAAGGGTTTCTGGTCACGTATGTGGGCTCATATTACCTTCCCTTGGAAGTAACATGAACGTAAAGTGGTTATATCAAGACGGGTTAGAACACGATCCGCGTTTTGACAGATTTCACAATACTGATAGTGAAAGAGAGTGGGAGAAGAACCTGAACGATCCACAGAAAAAGGCTCTGTTGGATAAGTTTGGGTGGAATCCGTTGCCGCCAGACGAACGTTGTGTTGGTGATAGATTTTTGTGGAATCCAGATGATCCTGGAATCAATGATTGGGTAGAGTTATCATATCAAATCAATAGTCATGGTTTCAGAGGCATCGAAATGCCGACTGAGAAGAAACCACGCAGTATCATTACAATCGGTTGCTCAACGACAATGGGTATCGGTATGCCAGTCGGTCAGATTTGGCCAACCATCGTCAGTAATGCTTTGAAAATGAGAGCATATAATCTGGGTAAATGTGCAGGTTCACATGATTCTTCTTTCCGCTTGTTATATGGGTGGCTACCTCGAATCAGACCAGCTGCAGTTTTCTTCCTTGAACCTCCTGGAATACGATACGAGATGATAACCAATACATTTGGTTATCATAACACTTCGGCTATGAATCCAGAACCATTACCTTACAGATTTGAGACTGAAGATGAATGGCTATTATCGAGAGAAAAAACAATGCGAGCGATTAAATCGCTTTGTGATCAATTCAATACACCCTTTTATTACACTCACCAAGAAAATGATGATGAATTTTTCAAGTATTTTGATGAGCACGACCAAGGTCGTGACTTACAGCATGCAGGAAGAAAAAGACATATTTTTTGGGGCATGAAATTTCTGCAAATGGCTGGTCATGAATGGGACTTTGAAACTTGAGCGATGCGCTTTTATTTGGCGGCACGTTTGAATTAAATACTGGTGTCCCATCTGTCCGCAGAAGTGCAGGGACACACCGCATTGCCACATTCATGAGAAATTATGGCTATGATGTAGAAGTGTTTGACTTCTTGATGTCATGGTCATTGGATGAACTCAAGTCATTAGTCAAAAGTCGCGTGAACGCTGACACAGAGGTGATAGGTTTCGGAGGCACATTCAATATCAACTTCCCTACAGTGTGTGAGTTTGTAGATTGGATCAAGGAAAACTATCCTGATATCAAGACTGTGGCTGGCAGTCAATCATTCCAAACAATACATCAACTGAATGTAGATTATCACGTTGTAGGATTTGCTGAAAAGGCAATGATAGAGATACTTCGCGGGACTGTAAAATATGAAGATAGACCATGGAATGAAGAGGGTGAAACTCGCCGTGTCATTGAAGCATTACATGAATATCCATCCTTCCCAATGGATGATTTGTCTATCGAATATGAGGAAAGAGACTTTCTAGACCCTAATGAATCTCTGACTATGGAATGTGCTAGAGGATGCATCTTCAAATGTAAGTTTTGCACATTCCCAATTTTAGGTGTCCGTGACGATCATACTCGGTCAGCTGTCGACTTCGAGAAAAACTTAAAGACAAATTTCGATCTATATGGCATCACAAAATATTCAATTGCTGATGAGACATTTAATGATTATACTGAGAAAGTAATTAAATATGCTGATGTAGTCGAGCAGTTAGATTTCAAACCACATTTTCATGGTTATATCAGAGCAGACCTCCTTGCTGCTAGACCAGAGGACATTGAGCATCTCGCACGTATGAATTACAATGGTCACTTCTATGGTATAGAATCCTTTAATCATGCATCAGCTAAGTCAATCGGTAAAGGTATGGATCCTGATAAGTTGAAAGAGACTATCCTCTATACAAAAGAATACATGAAAAAACACACAGGTTTCTATAAAGGTCTGATCAGTCTCATTATTGGACTACCTCACGACACTGAGGAGACGATAGATAATACGTGGAGTTGGATTAAAAACAATTGGCAGGGAGAGTCGTTGACGATTAATCCATTATTCATACCTCGAGAGGGGACATTAATTAACACATCAGTCTTCTCTCGAGATTACAAGAATTATGGATATTCAGATAATACATGGAATGATATCTATATTGAAAATGACGAAAGAATTGAATCTCTTTATAGAGACGATAATATTTCGATGGAGATTAAGAATTACATTAGGTTATTAACAACAGGCGTCTCTGACGATTATTTCTCTATACCTTGGGAGAATGATGCATACAATTCTTGGGAGGCAATCGTGAAGGCTTGTCTTATGTATGCTGATGATCACTGGCAATTTGGTGTAAACCCTTATAAATTCTATGAATGGTTCGTCGCGGGATACACACTCAATGATATGATGAAGTCATACAAAGAGTTGGGTTCTTTCTCACCTTCCCTTGACATTTTGGAAAAATTCATATATGATTATAAAATAAAGAAACTGGAGTTGTAATGAATAAATGGGATAAAGCACACATGAAGGCAGCTGAAGTCTATGCTCAGTTGTCTTCGGCAAAACGACTACAGGTGGGAGCAGTTATCGTAAAAGATAATCGCATCATCTCTATCGGATATAATGGCATGCCGTCTGGTTGGACGAACGAATGTGAAACTACAGATGAGTTTGGTAATATGCCAGTCACTAAACGCGAAGTGCTGCATGCTGAAACAAATGCCATCGCGAAGGTGGCTCGGTCTGGTGAGAGTTGTGAGGGTGCTACTTTATACACCACTCACTCACCTTGCCTTGATTGCGCGAAACTTATCTACCAATCTGGTATTTCTCGCGTAGTTTGGAAAAATCAATATAAGAATGATGCAGGAAACGTATTCCTCGTGACTGCTGGTGTGGATATTGGACATATAGAATGAAGATTACAGTATTTGGTTATGGGTTTGTCGGCA